GGATCTTATAACCAAAGGATGGCTTGGTCAGATTGCCAACCTAAACCTCTACACAGACCAGAATGTGGTACGCCATACCACTGGACATTTTACATCAGGTGCAACACCCTTGATGAATGGAACTACAGCGGATGGCGCCACTTCTATCGTGACCAATGGATGGAGTGGGTTTAATACCGTAAAAAAGGGCGACGTATTTACGATTGCTGGAGTTTATGCAGTGAACCCCATGTCAGGTGCATCTACTGGCGTCCTAAGACAGTTTACGGTTACGGCAGATAATGCTGATACCGGCGCAGATATGACAATCGCTATTTCCCCGAAGATTCAAGTGGCAGGTGCATACCAGACGGTTAATGCAGTTCCTTTAACCACGGCGGCTTTGACCTTTTTGGGTACGCAGGATACGGCCTATCCACAGAACCTCGTCTATCATCCTACGGCTTTCGCACTCGTTACCGTTCCTATCGAAATGCCGTCCGGTGTATGGGGTGCAAGAGAAACCGACCCTGAAGCTGGAATTAGTTGTCGGGTAGTCAAGCAATACGACATTGATGCAGATGAGGAGATCATTCGTTTAGATGTTCTTTACGGCGCCAAAACCCTGTATCCAGAGTTGGCAGTAAGATTATTCGGGTAAGAGATATGTCAAATTTTGATAATCTGTCTGTTAATTACCTTCCCTTCCCTGTTGTGGGGAAGGGAAGGTGTAAAACGAGAGGTGAAATATGAGCTATTTAGATAGAGTTTTAGAAAATGAAGCAGAAACAGTAAAAATACCGAATTCAGTTGAGTTGAATGGTTCGTTAAAGGTTGCAGGAGTAACCATTATTCCAGCCATCCAAACAGTGATGAATGACGTTACGGCCTCCGCAGCAGAGATTAATCTTTTAGTTCAAGGTGTGGCTGCTGGTTATAAAATTGCTCGGGGGACTATAACTCCAGTATCTGAAAGCGATACAGTTGTAACTGGATTAGCTACTGTAGTAGCGGCAGTAGCATCCCTAAAGGGCGCTCCTACATTGACCTGTATGTTTGTAGCGGCCGACGTCGGCGATCAGGCTGGAGCGCCTGCGGCTGGATCAATCTATATTAAAACATATAAACCTACTGCTACGACTGATGTTACTCCAACATCCTCTACCACTCCCTGGAGTGCTATAGATTGGATTGCCATAGGCACATAAGTCCAACAGGGAGATAATTTTAATTTTTGTGAAGCGACGGTGCTATAGCCGACCGTTAAATCTTAACTCAAAAGGTCATGCGAAAGGAGAATATATGGTATCACAAAATATCCTTCTGGGATCGGGAGTAGTGCCCGAACCAAAACCATCCGTTCACATAGAACCGAAGCATGAACGGACGCCTGCATGGAGATTTCATCGAGACTTCCCTGATAAGTTATGTAAAACCGATGAAGAACTTGACCAAGCAGACGCTGGAGGATGGTTGGATCATCCAGGGAAAGTAAGATTACTGCCAGGACATGAAAAAGTATGGGAAGTTCAAAAATTGTTAGAAGCGGATAGTCCAGATGAGATTAAAGAAGAGGGGATGGTTGAACCAGTCAAATCAGAAGATGCCATAAAAGCGGATATTTTAAAGGCAGAATCTGATAAGATTGAAGCAAAGCGTCTCAAGGAATACGAAGAAGCAAAGAATCCTCAGGGACCCCGTCTTTGTACATTGTGTGGAAAGGAGTTTAAGTCAATCAGAGCATTAAATATGCACGGGATTGCAACGCACAAAAACAAAAAGTAGGAGATGTCTATGGTTGTTTTAGATGTCCTCAAGGCAAGCCTAAAAAAAATAGGGCAATTAGAGAGTGGTAGAGATATTCTGTCGGTAAGGCAAGCAGATGCACTGCTCGATCTTCAGATGATGCTTCGCTCATGGGCTCAGAAGCAAATCCTTGTCTTTGCTTCTACGAAGGAAAGTTTCAGTCTGGTTGCTACACAGGCATCTTATACTTGGGGTTCTAGTGGAAACATCACGACAACCAGACCTCATCGACTATTGGGTGGTTTTGTTAGAGATTCTGGTAATACAGACCATCCTGTTGAAATCATATCTGAAAGAGAGTATCGGGAACTATCTTCAAAAGCAACATCTGGTCGTCCCGATTCAATGTTCTTACATCCTCTTTTCCCACTTGCATATCTATATGTATATCCAACCCCAGATACAGGAGAGGTTTTCTATATTGATAGTTTAAAACCATTTACTGAAACAAGTAGTTTTGCAGCGGTAACAGATGAGATTGATTTTCCACCAAACTACGAAGAAGCCATTGTGTATAACCTTGCTGTTCGTCTTGCTCCTGAGTATGAAGTTTCTGTATCTTCTGAAGTAGTTGTAATAGCGAAAGAGAGTTATGACTCGTTGATTGTTTTAAACTCCTCAAATCAAGTAGAGAGCATACGCCTATCTCTGCCTATTAGTGGTGGTAGGAGCAGTTATAATATGAATTCAAGATAGCAAAAAGGAGGCAATTATGGCATGGCCAGACCTAACCGACATAAGAAGTAGAGTCAGAACAGTAATCAATGAAAGCACTGCGGGCAAGTGGACAGATGCGTGTATAAACAGAGCTATCAATGATGCACAGCGTGATATTGCTATAAAAACACTTTGTTTAACACATGTCGATTCTATTTCAACCGTAGCAAATACACGACATGTTCCATTTATGGGATATACTATTAAAAATGTGGAATATCTTCCCACAACTGGCAAAAAAGGACTTTACCGGATTACACCGAGAATGGTTGGATACGTCCCTGTAAATGGTGTTACCCCACAATATTGGTTTCAATGGGATAAAAACATTTACATCGAACCCTTACCAAATGCTGTTTATGCTTTAAGTGTAACTATTGCTGATTATCCAGCAGGAGAAATGGTAGCCGACACAGATGAGCCAGAGATACCAACGGCATTTCAACCTCTTTTGGTAATTGGCGCAGCATGGAGATTGCTGCTTCGAGACGGCAAATTCAGTTCGTCTGCCCAACTTTATAAAAATACCATTAATGGCATACAAATAGTCAAAAACAATATTGTTGAGACAATACCAGATGGATGGGAGAACTTTAAGGTACCTAAACAGACAGTTCAAAGAGGAGTGTAAAAATCTTCGAGAAGACGTCTAATTGCCCCTGTAACTTGACTTTGAGTTGGGGGTTATGTTGGGTTTATGGAGGTTTGAAATGGCATATCAAGACTATACATCATATACAGAGGTTGATGTTCCTGCCAAATTAACGGTTGCAAGCAATACAATTACCGTTGCTGATTTAGGCGATGACGAAAGTTCTTATGTTTACAAAGATTTTACCGCAGGGTACTTTTCCGCAGATTACGAGTTCAGGCTGCATTTTAGGATAACCGGGCAAACAGGCACGGAAGTTGTTTATCTCTGGGGATTATGTGATTCTGTTGAGGCATTTGGGACTTTGATTGCCGCCGATACAGACCTTCATGCCGTTTATTGGGAAAATGCCTCTCTTTACCTACTTGAAAGAAATGCTACTGTCTCGACTTCTGATAATTATGCTCTTGCTTTAGATACTGATTATTATTTACGCATTGTACGAGATGAATCTGTTGGAACATACGGCACATTGTATTGTTATATCTATACAGATTCGGATTATAAGAATCTTGTTGATAAATTAACCGTTACCTTAACGGAAAACAAAGATTTTCGCTATGCTTATGGCGTCAGTGGAAAGGGAAATGGACTTGGAGGCGTTTCTATTGACTGTGTAATTGATTATCTGTTGATTGATACCCATCCTTATACGCTTGAGAATTGTCTGACCAGAATAAGAGACGTTCTAAACGAGGATACGGCTAGTTTCTGGACAGATACTGAATTAACACGCATTCTTAATGATGCCGTTCGGGAAGTAGCAGCATCAGCAGAATGCATTGAAAGAACAGAAGATATTACAACCTCTAATGGGACAAGATTAACGGCATTTACAGCTAATAAAGCAGTTTATGCCGAATATATTCCTGGATCAGGAACACCTACAGGATTGATTCGTATTCATCCAAAACAGGCAGGATATGTTCCTGTAAACGGCGTTACTCCACAATATTTCTGGGAGGCTGGTTCTTATATAGGAATCGAGCCTTTGCCTAACAGCGCC